CGAAGCATCAAAAGTTAAACGAAGTCCCCGCACGGAGGAAATTGACCCACGATGATCAAGACGGAAACCCTGATCAACAGTGGGATTGAACTGAGTGCCATCGAAATGAGGAACCGAAAGAACTATGTCCTTTAAAATGGTGAAACGCTCAATAAAATCAGGATTAGGAAACTGATAAACAGGATTGAGGATCGTTGCACCGCTTTGGACAGTCATTTGAAAGACGTCCGTGCTAGCCGGATAAGCCTTTTTGGGATAGGCATCAAACAAAAAGACAATCCTGAGAACATCGGGACCGGCAGAAACAACAATCGGAACAACAGAAGGAGGCCGAATAAAAAACTGAAAATCCAGCCGGTCAACGATGATAGAGGGTCCAATTCGTTGATAAAAAGAAAAACCAGGAGGAACAAGAGAAAGACACTGAAAGGTCCCAGGTTTGGTAAAAAAAAGCGCTTGATTGAAAGCCGTAAAAACGGCCTCTGATGAAAGACACGTATCAAGGGCCTTCAACTCACGGAGCTCCTTAGGAAGAAAAGGCTTCGGAATGTAAGAATCGGCATAAGGTGCTTGAGAGCCAAAACGAGTTAGATATCTCTCTCGGGCGACAGAGACCCGCCGATAGCGGGAAGACCCAGAAGAGCTGGCAGCCATCTTAGAAAGGACGAGCACAAATAAATAAAAAATAAAAAAAAGAAAATTTCCGTTTTTTTCAGTTGGAAAATAAGGGGATTCAATTATTTTGAATTGAAATCGCCTAGGCATCGGAATAGGTGGTTCGAACCTTACCACGAATGTTAACGCGGCCAGAAAGATCCGTCTCCGAAATCGTCAGAATGTACACAGCACCGGTGACAATGTCGGCAATGGTAGAAGGGCTGGAATCAGACTTGAAACAAACTTCCCACCCACGACATTGTTTGATGTACTCATCAAACCACTCGATGCCGTGAAGCTGATCCACAACGCCGGAAGAAGTGCGAACACCGTTCGCATCATTGTAGATCTCAGGTCGCTCAGACTGAATGTCGCGAAGAATCTTGAAGCGGTCACGATTGACAGGATTGAGGCCAGAAAGCCAGGAAGTTGAAGGAACTCCATCTTGCCCGTAATCACAGAGAATGTCCTGGATAGCTGGCAAAGAAGCGTTAGGAGCAGCGTCATAAATGACGAGAACTCGTAAGTGAGACGCCAGAGTCTCAGTAGAGACAGGCATTTCATCAGCCAAGGTAAACTTGACGCGAATTGCTCGAAGAGCGACCTTGCGACCAACACGATTAAAAAAACCAGTGCCGGCGCGGATCAAGTTGACACAAGAAAGAGACCCAGCTGGAGTGAAAACGAGGGAATTGGTACCCTGAGCGGGTACCGCAGCGGGAGAAAGTTCGGTGTCAATCTGCTTGATTTCGGTGCCTCCACGAGAAACAACAGAAGGAGCCCGACGGGCTGTTGAACGAGATGAAGCATACTGGACTCGACGCATCTGTGCGCGAGTAGACTTGATAGCCTGATGAGCAGCGCTCATTGAGCGAGCTCCTCCACGAGATTTGACGGTAGAACGGCCTGACATGCCAAGGAGAGGGATGCGTTAGGTAGAAAGAAAAAAGGAAGAAAAATAAAAAAAAGAATTTTTGAAAAAAGAATTTTATATTGCAACAGAATATTTTTTGGAATTATTTTGGAAACGGCTCGGCTTCACCAAACCGGTTCAATTAAAGGAAGCTCCAGCGGTATCTCAAGATCAGGGGCGCAGTCTGGAATGGAAGGAACTAATCGAATCAAATCGTCTCCAAAGTCAACGATCGTAAGACGATCCAGAAGAGGGTCAAGAGCCTGAGAAGTGGCCTTATGGTAGCACTCCTGAGGGAGATAGTTAGAAAGGATCATGACCGGAAGAATGTCATGTTTGAGATAAGGAGCATCATTTCGACGGGAGAGAGGATGAATATCGCCAGAAAGCATTGGATTGAGCTGAGTAATCTTTTTGTGAGCTTTGAACTCATCCAGGACGATGAGATCATAGGCACCGTCGGAGTAACCGTCATGCCAGTTCTCCTCCTTCGGCCAAAAATAAACAGAAAGACTAAAGTCTTTCATCAGGTTCTGTATCAGAGTCGTCTTCCCAACTCCCGGAGAGGCTTTCAGCCAAAGTTGTCTCTGACGGTGAATCCTCGGCTGACGGATATTGAGGTTGATCCAAGTAGCAAGACTGAGATTCGAGGAACTCGAGTGCCCCAGAGCAGGACTCACAGAAACCGGCTGCAGTTGGGCCAGAGCAAAGCCATCGCGGCGGGCTTTGACTGCGCGGTAGGAAACGTAGTCTCTCAGATGACGAATGTGACCGGCGAAGAAAGCGGGATCTTGGAGGTGAAGAGAATCCAAAATCTTGTTCGGGTCGGTGATCCTCTTGCGGATAGATTCGTCGACGCAGTCCACGGTATCCAGGAATTTGGTGGACTTCTTCTTGCCCGAGAGGCTCAGAAACTTCTGCCAATCGAAGGAGCTCCGGAGTAAGGTCGCGTCTGACCCTTTCATTACGTAACGTAATGTTTCGGGAATCGATTTCAGTTTCGACCTGATGTTGGGATGTTTGGGAGGGACCACTAGCGAGTCGAACAGACGAACGTCTGTCGATCGGAGTGGCTTGTCCAGAAGAAGAAGAGCATGAAGATGCCATTGTCCGTCTTCGTGTTGTTCGCGGGAGCAAGCTATTCGATTCTTGGGATCTGGGTATTTTCGGCGTAATCGGTCGAAGAAATCGTCGAGAGGATACGCGCACTGAGGAAAGGTAAGGAAGATGTTTTTCGATTGGAGACGAAACGCTTGACTTTTGCCACCGGCTTGAGGGACAACACGCTTAACAGCTGACTTGTCAGGGAGTGTTGGAGTTGGGCTACGGCTACGTTTGGGAGGTAGCCGTACGCTAGATAAAGACCGAGGGGAATCGAAGCCGGGTGAAAGGGGAGCGGCTCGGCAAGAAGAAGCTGCTGAGTCACTACGGTCGACGTAAGGAATTGAGCTTGGTCGTAAATCTCCTGTGGAAGCCCAGGATATTGGCGGGGAGTCAAGAGGAGACGATTCGCAGTCGGAGTCTGAGAGTTGATCCAATTCGTGAACGGGATCGGATGGAGCGCCGTTTTCTGAGTCAGAGCCAGAATGATAGTTCTGAGGAGAAAAATAAGTTTTAATTGACATTTTAGCTTTTCCAAAAAATGAAAAAGAAAAAAAAGAAATAGTTTTTCAAAAAAAAGAATAAAAAAAACTATAACTTGGTGTGGTGCACTGACCGTAGTAATATTAATGACGGTCAGCGCAGTCGAGCTCGGAAGGTTTGCGAAAGCTTGAGTCAAGCTTATGCAAAGCTTGGCAATAGCTTGCATTTTATCTGAATGAATTTGGCACACCAATAGAATTTCAGATCCTGATAAATATCCAAAGTCTCATGGGGGGTACCCCCCCCTGTACCCCCCCTAGGGGTGCCTCCGGCGGCCCTTCCGGGGGACCCTCCGGGGGCCCTCTGGGAGCCTTTCCGGGGGACCCTTCCGGGGGACCCTTCCGGGGGACCCTCCGGGAGCCCTCTCGGGAAGCGCTGCCGCGGGCCTAATAGTCCGGACAAGCCGGAGCTATCCGGACAAGCCGGAGCTGAAGAAAAAGAAAAAAGAACTTGGGGATAAAGGATGCTAGAGCCGGGTCTGTGGCTAAAGGCTCAACCCTGCGGGGCCAAACCCTAAAGGCTCAACCCTGCGGGGCCAAACCCTAAAACCAAAGTGCTAAAGTTGGCCAAGGCCCTCCCTCCGGGGGCAGCTAAGTTGATGTTGTAAAAATAAATAAAATAAAAAATAGGGAAGCTCGGATAGCAATACGGTTTCGATTGTGTAACCCTAAGATGTATTCTTGGGTTCGAACTATTGCTGAGCTTCTTTTTTAAATTTAAACCCGGAAATCGTAATTACGAAACGTATTTACGATCGTATTTCCGAAAAAGAAAGCTTGCGACAAGCTTGCGACAAGATTGCGACAAGCTTGCGACAAGATTGCGATTAACGATTAACATTCCTGTGAAAATGAACTTTTTTAAACTTGTAAGTTTTTGTTTTAAAAACATAAGAGTTTTTTGACGCAAAGACAAAACATGGCTGCTGACGAGGGACTTGACATTACCCACCTATCTTGCGACGAGCTGACAGAGCTCAACACTTTCGGAATGAACATTTTGGAAATGTCCGAAGACAGACATCAACGCGAGGCATTTGGGCGAGAAGCTGGCATCCTGCTCGGAGAATCAGATCTGATGAGAGAGCTCTCTGAAGAAATCAGCAAATTCAAATCAACTGCAGAAGAATGGGAAAGCGCCATTGCAAGAAACGTCTCACTGCTGCGCCGCCTGAAGGATCTTGGAAAGGTCAAGGCGCAAATCATCGAAGATCCAATGTGGAAGAAGAACCTGAAGTGCATTGAAAGATGTCAGCTAAAGGTAGCAATCTCTGGAAGGAGAATCAAAGGCATCAAGGACCAGCTGCTGAATTGGAGAGGCTTCGCGATGCATATTCGAGCTCAGAGTAACATGAGAAATGTCCAAGCCATGCTCTACAATGATGGCATCTTCATGCCACCATCTGTCTGGAAACAAACCGAAGAGATCTACGACTCTGATCTAGAAGAGGGAGAACCCCTTCCTCCAACTAAACTGATTGATATCAGCAATGAATAAAAACCAAATTTTCCGGTGGCTTACGCTCTTGGGAAGTTTATGCATCTCTAAACCAAAGTCGACTAGAACCAATAACCCCAAAACCATGAGTTGCGTCACCATTGAGAGAACAGCAAAAAATGTGAATAGCACCATTTCGAACACGCTCCATTAACATGGGGTTCGAAGAAGGAGTATATGCCGTCGAAGCATCAAAAGTTAAACGAAGTCCCCGCACGGAGGAAATTGACCCACGATGATCAAGACGGAAACCCTGATCAACAGTGGGATTGAACTGAGTGCCATCGAAATGAGGAACCGAAAGA